TCCGGCATAATCCATCAGCATGGCATAGATCTGGCTGGCCGCTACGCAGTCGCCGCCGGGCGAGTTCAGCCACAAGGTGACATTGCCCTGCCCGGATGCCAGCTCGTTTTTAAACAGCTTCGGCGTTATGTCGTCGTCAAACCAGCTTTCCTCGGCAATGGTACCGTCAATAGTAAGGATGCGCCCTGTATCGTCATCAGTATTCCAGTTCCAGAATTTCTTCATGGTGTTTTTCTCTCGCTTTCGGTATAAAATTTTCCTGCCTGGTCCAGCGGCAGCATATTGCCGTTTACTAGATACGTATCGCCGCCCTGCTCGGAAGGGATGCGGTTCATATCCTCAAGCTCCCGGATGTCGTTGGCGGAGAGCCAGCCGTTCTGCCTGCCGATGGCATAGCCGTTCATGCGGCTCTGGTAATCACCGCGCAGCAGGCCGTCCACATTAAACTTCGTAAAGACCTGCGAGCGCTCCGACGGCAGCACCAACTGCTGATTCATGGCCTGTTCCCAGCGGACGCACCAGGGATTCAAGGTATATTTGACAAATTCCAGCGACTGCTGCTCGATATTGGAGAAGGTGGATTTCTCCAAATCCCCGACCATATGCGGCGGCACCCGGAAGATACGGGCGATTTCGTCGATCTGAAACTTCCGCGTTTCCAGAAACTGTGCTTCTTCCGGCGGGATGCCGATCTGCTGGTACTTCATGTAGAGTAGGCAAGTGCCGCCGTGCATTGTTTCCAATGTCGGTTTGCACAAGCCTCTCCCCAAACCGTGCTTACACCTCTCGATGTACACGGCTTTCCATTTACACTATGACGAATGATGGATTTTCTTATGGCATTCTTTACAAACAACAAGTGTTTTCCGCTTTCTTGCAATCATCGCCATTTCCCATTGCTCCTTACCTTTGAGGTTTTTCATCTTGTTGATGTGATGAATTTCAAAAGCAATGCCATCACCTTCCGCACCGCATAATTCACATTTACAAGCCTTCAACCTGGCTTCAAGAGAATTTCTTGTGTTGAAATGGATATGGTTCTTCACCGTATCAATGCTTGGTTCGTCAAAGACAGTTCCTCGTTTGAAGTCCGAGAATTTCACAATCATCATGCGCTTTTTCTCTTTCTTCGTTTTATAAGGAATGCCCCACGACTTTCCGCACTTGAATATCCTCTTTATGCCTGATATTCTGGTTTTATGCTTCTTAGCAAGTGTTTTCAGACAGCTGTATTCCATCAGATAAACGAAATACGTCAGCTTTGAGAAATTACTGGCTATGCAGTAATAATTACAGATTCCACGAGTCTGCGAGTTATAGGTATCTACAATTTCAAGGTCAGTAAGACCCGCCATTGAGTTTCTTTGCCATGGGATGAGTTTGCCGTCCTTACCTTGAATGACAATCTCACGGTCGTACATGAACTTCTCAATCCGCTCCATGGGAATAAGCAATTCCACAGAGTTATTAAGCGTCCGCTGTAAAACCCCATTGGTTTTCCTTTTGGATTCCTGACATCTGCGCACGTTGATGTCATATCCGAGAAAATGAGCATTGCCGGAACTGTGCGTGATTTTTGTTTTCTCGTCAGACAATTCCAGTTTTAATCTTGTTGCCACAAACAACGTAAGCTCCTGCTTTATACGCTCCGCATCCTCACGGCTTCCGCTGACACCGATAATAAAATCATCAGCATAGCGTACATAGGCGATTTTCTTGTCGGAAGCGTCCTTGTATGGCAATCTGCGCTTTTCCACTTCAAGCTTATGAATCTGTTTTAACAGTTCTTTCTTTTCCGCTTCATCAACGCATTCGCCGTAACGCTTTTGCAATTTGACAATTCCTCTCACCTTTTTGCCGTATGCAGGTGTATAGGCATAATCAGCAGGCGCATTAAATTCTTTCTGCATGGCTTCTACTTTCTTGTCCAACTCATGCAGATATATATTTGCAAGAATCGGGGAAAGAATGCCGCCCTGCGGAGTTCCGCTGTATGTCTTGTGGTACTCCCAATTTTCCATGTAGCCCGCTTTCAGAAACTTTCCTATCAGATTTATGAACTTGCTGTCCTTAATCTTCTCAGAAAGCAGATTCAGCAGAACCGTGTGGTCAATGTTGTCAAAGCATCCCTTAATGTCTCCCTCGACAAACCATTTCGTACTGCGGAAAGAACGGCTGATTTCTTTCAGCGCTGAGTGACAGCTTCTATTCGGTCTGAATCCGTGCGAATGAGTACTGAAAACAGGCTCATAGATTACTTCAAGTATCTGCCGTATCGCATCCTGTATCAGTTTGTCTCTGAATGACGGAATACCTAATGGACGCATTTTTCCGTTGCGCTTAGGAATGTAGACACGTTTTACCGCTTTTGGCTCATAGGTTTGGTTTTTCAGTTCATCAATAATCTGATTCACATATTCCTTTCCAAAACCGTCAGCCGTATCATTGTCCACACCCTCAGTTCCTGCGCCCTTGTTTGCGTAAAGGTTCTTGTATGCGGTCATGTAAATATCCTCTCGCAAAAGATACCTATAGAGCCGCGTGTAGATACCGTCTGAATGCTCTTCAGAATTTCTGTACATTCGTTCTAAAATTTCAGATGTTGGTTTCATTGAGGTTTCTCCTCCCTTTCACCTTTCCTTTTAGAGTTGCATAAGCTGCGTTCCTTCGCCATGTAAGAGCTATTAACTCTCTCGGACTACTACGAACGCTCCGTACCCATGGGCGGTATTCAAGTCCTATAGACTATAGCCTTTCGGCATCCGCCTTTAGGGTATCCCCAGTTAGCGTCATTGCTTGGTATGCTCGAATTATCGGTTCCGCTTTAGACTCTTTAACACAGGTTCTCCTGCTCGTGCCGTGACATTCGCAATCATGCCGCCTTTGAAGGATGTAAAGACAGTCAGTCACGGAATGGGTAACAGGCTAATTTCCCAATTCCCCTCGGAAATGGACACTCAAGTCTCACGTTCAGTAGATACCTTAAACCTCATATCCGATTGTTGTGGCGGTTCAGTCGTACCCTTTAGCCTTTGAGTAACTTACCGCTTTCCTGTCGTGCTATGTTCCCGTATCAGCTTTCACTTTGCGGTAAGACAGGTCAACTCACCCATGATTGTGGGTGGTAGTACCAAACACTACTATCAATGACGCCCATCTGGGCGCACCCCTTCTTCCAGCACAGCCACCTTGTGGGCGTTGGCGCTGCCCTGATAGACAGCGTTCCAGGAATCCCGGACTTTCGCCGGGTCCTTGAGGACACCCGGATGCTCTAACACACCGCTGGGGCTGGCACCGTTCGCAAAGAAAGAGGCACCATATTCCTCGCAGGCCATGGTCATGCCTACGGCATTCCTTGCCATGGCGATGGGCGAATAACCGACCAGGCCGTCAAAACCAAGGCCCGGAATGTGCAGCACTTCGTCTTTTCGTAGCGGCACCTGGCCATAGGGTTTAATGGCCGGATTTTCGTCGGTGGTCTTGGTGTAGATGTAATAAATCTGGCCGCTTTCATCACGGCAGACAGTCATCTTATCCGGCCTGAGCGGGTACAAGCCCTGCACCCGGCCTAACCTGTCGCGGATGATTTGGGCATAGGCATTGCCCCAGATCAGAAGATGGCTCATGAGGGTTTCCCGGAAAATGAACGACGTCATCTCCGGATTCGGCTCATCGTGAAGAAGATGATAGAGCGGATGGTCATAGACCCGCTCCTTGCCTCCCGGTGTATAGCGGTAGAGCTGCAGCGGCAAGGCTGCCAGGGTTTCTGACAAGATGCGGACACAGGCATATACCGCCGTCGTCTGCATAGCCGTGAATTCATTAACATTTTTACCGCTGGTCGACGGCCCAAAGAGATAGCGGAAATCCGTGCCGATGTAATAGTCTTTCGGCTTATCCCGTGTCTGGAACAGTTTCGATAAGAATGGGATGTGCATAGAAATCTCCTTCCGTTAAAACGAAATAACACCACGTTCATCATAGACGCTGCTGCCTGTTCCGTTACGGATGCAGCGGTCGAGGGCCATGATGCTGGCTACGATGCCGTCGATTTTTTCGACGGATCTTTCTTTGTCCGGCTTAATGTTCCCTGCTGGGTCCTGGCGCATGACGACATTGCCCGCCATCCATTTGAGGACGGGATTGCCGCCGTGGATGATGTTCCCTTCCATCAGCAGCTTGAACAGCTCCTTCGAAGGCGGCGACATGTCTTTGAATCCTTGGCCAAAAGGCACCATGGTAAGGCCCATGTCTTCCAGATTTTGCACCATCTGGGTGGCGTTCCAGCGGTCATAGGCGATTTCCCGTATGTTGTAGGTTTCGCCCAGACGTTCGATGAATTTCTCAATAAATCCGTAGTGGATGACGTTCCCTTCAGTTGTCTGGATGAAGCCCTGCTTCTGCCAGACATCATAAAACACATGGTCGCGCCGGCAGCGCAGTTCCAGCGTGTCTTTTGGCAGCCAGAAGAACGGCAGCAGGATATATTTCTCATCCTCCGTCCGTGGCGGGAAAGCCAGGACCAGGGCCGTGATATCTGAAGTGCTGGATAAGTCCAGGCCGGCATAACACATCCTCCCCCGAAGGGCATCCCGGTCGATGGGAAGATTCCCCTTGTCGTAGACCTGCTCCGGAATCCAGCGGATGCTGGCACTGGTCCAGATGTTCAGACGGAGCTGCTTGAACACATTTTCTTCAGCAGGATTCTCGATGGCGTTCTGATATGCTTCCCGGACGCGGTCGATCTGGATGGTGTGGCCAAGGGAGGGATTCGCTTTGTACCAGTTGGCTTCATCCGTCCAGTCATCCTCTTCTGTAAGTCCATAGACAACAGGATAAAAGGCAGGGTCCTTCTTCCGCCCGGCCATGAGGTCGAGGGCTTTCGTGTGCAGTTCATAACAGATACTGTTCTTATCGTTGCCCGCCGTGGTGATGATGAAGAAGAGCGGCTGCTCCCGGGCATCACCGGACCCTTTCGTCAGGACATCATAAAGATGACGGTTCGGCTGGGCATGGATTTCGTCAAAGACCAGTCCCGAAACATTCAGGCCATGCTTGGTATTATGCGTAATAAACCCATTCGTCACATGGGTCTGATAGTGTTCCATCTCAATAGAAATTGTCTTTTGCAGTGAAAGTTCACTAATTTCAGAAATCACTTCAGATTCACACGCTCTTTGATGATGGTGAATACCCCGTTCAATTATGTTTTGAAATCGTTCTCTCTTTCTAGGATGCACCATATATGGACAAACAAGATTCCATAATTTTTCCAGCTGTCCATACGTCGATACCGTGATGTTGAATCGTGTCTCGATAGAAGCGTTGATGCCCAGGCGAGCCAATAAGGTCTGGCACTCCTGACGCATCCTTCGGCTGACCGAGGAGATAAACATATTTCCCCGGCATTTTGGATCCGCTACACAGCCATCTGTATCAATCAAGCCAGCCAAAAAGGCAGCCCACACGTCAGGACTGCCTTTCCATATTACATCGGGTATGTGTTTGGTATCAGCTTTTGCTTTCTGTCCGAAATGAGTACGAATCCACTCACGCCCGGGGCTTTTCCTTCGCTTCCCAAGGCCGATAATATGATGCTCAATAGGGCCCTGATAACGGTCTTTTCCTTCTTGTTTTTGCCGTGTTGAATACTCGGAACGCAGGGTAGAGCCAATCGATTCCATAAATCGCCTCATCTTTTGTATTACCGGCGGGTCTGGGTTGATGAAGCGAAAATGCGAACAGTCTCCATCTCCTGCCCAGGCGCCAAGCGCCCATGCTTCCAGTTCCGATATGCTATGCTCCCCACTATATTCATACGGCCATCCCAATGCTGGGGCAACCCGGTCTTTCAAAACCAGTGAGTCCGCTTGCTGCCAATCGTACCGGTGCGTCAGATCCTGCCGTCTTCGCCCTGCAAGCATATAGTAAAATGGGTGCTTTTCTGTAACTGTGATTTCCCGATTCTTTGTAGTCCGTATTCGAAGAACCGGGGCCGGTGCTTCTACTCGTACCGACTTCACTTTATCAAACACCATCGTCAGTCCATCAGCAGCAAGAATTTCATCGCCCGCCTTCACATGATCAGCGCGGGTCAGCGTACCATCTTTTCGCTGTAAAATAGTATTGGGAGACAGGCATCCAGTTTCTGCAGACAGTACCTGATAAAAACCCGCATTGCGGTAATTGATGATGCGCTTCCCTGCCGTACGTATCTTGGAGCGGCGCATGAGCGCAGGACTCATTTCGACCATCTGGCGGGCCACATCAAAGACGATGGACGCCTGATTGCGGTCACAAGCGGCGCCATAGACTTCGGCACTTGGCTCATTATCAGCATAAAGAAGATACAGGGCAATGGCTGCTGCCAGCTCCGACTTCCCTTGCTTTTTTGGAATCTCTATATAAGCCGTCAGGAACTGCCGCTTCCCGTTCTCCTTGACGATGCCGAAGAGATCACGCACAATCTGTTCCTGCCACGGCAGGAGCAGGAACGGCTGCCCGGCCCATTTGCCTTTTGTATGACAGAGATTTTCGATGAAGGCAACCGCCCTGTCGGCCTTGTCCTTGTCGTAATGGGAATCCGGCAGCATGAACGCTGACGGCCTATATACAAATGCCAAACCACTCACCCCCTTAGAATCAATTCCATTTCATCGACATCTTTGTCGCCACTTGTTTCTTCCCCAATCATGCGGCTCCGGGCAGATGGCGTCAGGCCGAACTGCTCACAAAACTTCAGCATGATTTTGAGGTTCGTCTGGGCGATAGACACCTGCGGTACCTGTTGCAGGTAGCCGTTCGGCGTCCGCACCATGTCGCCATGCTGGGTAATGAATTCCTCAGCCCCTTTCCAGCGGGCGTAGGCCTGACAGTAGCCGGCAAAGGCGGCACGGTCGATTTCCGTCAGCATCCCCATCTCGGCGAGGACTTTCCCCAGCCGCTTCCATTCTTTCTTGGCGTCATCTTCCAGCCAGTCCGGGCAGCGCGGCAATTTGCCCTTGGGCATGGGTTCTTTCTTATTGAGGGGACGGTGGCCGGGATTGCCTTCCAGCACCTTGAGTGCCGTCGGTTTCGGTTTTCTTCCTCGTACAGCCAATGACGCTCACCTCCCAATAAAAAAAGCCCTTGCGGGCTGTACGATACGTTTAAAAACAGTTATCAATAAATGTTTTTCTTGTCCCCCCCCACGAAGACATATATAATAGATTGGTATCACTTCGTCATATTACTATTCTATCTGGAGGTCACAATGGGAAAACGATTATACTCCATGGATGCTATTCGTGTGCTGGCTATGATTTTAGTTATCATCGTCCATACAAAGCAGTATTTTTTCGCACCTGCCGCACATTCATCAATATTTGCAATATTAAAAGTCATTGGGACTGTGGGCGTTCCACTTTTTGTTATTTTAACCGGCTACTTAATGTTCGACCGCAATTACGAAGACAATTCCTACTTACAAAAATATCTAGTACGGAATTTTCTTCCTCTAGTTATTGCCTATGAATTCTGGAATATTGCTTGGAATATTTTACGCTATACACACGTAGTAGAAGACCCTCAAAAATGGACCGCGATTCTAAAAGCGGCCCTTTTTATGGGAGATACACTATCCGCCCTGTGGTATCTTCCTATGACCATTGCTCTATACCTAGGTATGCCCATACTGTCCATGGCATTTCATAGAATCACTTTAGCTAG